CAATAGAAATGTGGATTGCATATGGTGGTAGTACAGAAACAGAAGTTATAGATATTGTAGAAAACATTTTTGAACACAATGATGTCGTAATTGATGCACCACAAGATGATTATTTTTTTGAACCAGAGTTTGATGAACCAGATATGGAAGTATCTTATGAAACTGTAGAGATGGAAATGGAGATGGATTATCAAATGGACTTTGAGATGGAAATGCCTGTAATGGAGGTAGAGTTTGAAATGCCTGAAATTACAGTGGAGGAGGTTAATGTAGCTTCAGTTGAGTTAGAGATGGAAATGGAACTTGAAATGGAACTTGAAATGCCAGATTTAGAATTACCAGAACCTGATATGGATATGCCAGAAATGGACATGGAAATGCCAGAACCTGAGATGAATATGCCAGAGACAGAGCCAGAAATGACCGAAGATATTGAAGTTGCACCAGAACCAGATACAATGGAACCTGAAGTAGAAGCCGAACCAGAGATGGAGGAAACAGCTAATGAACCAGAACCAGAGAGTGAACCCGAAAATGAGGTTGAGCCAGAACCCGTGGACGAAGCTTCTGAAGAAGATACTGCAGAAGCTGAAGCTGATGCGAAGGAGGAGCCTGAGCAGGAAGAAAGCGTTCAAGAGGCTGAGGCAGATGAGGAGCAACCAGAAGATATGGAAGAACCAGAAGATAAGGGTGAAGCCGAAGAGAAGCCTGTAAAAAAACCTGAGTCTAAAAAAGAAAAAGCAGCTAAAAAAATAGTTAAGAAGATGGGCGATAAAGGTAGATATGATTCATCAAATCAGATAAAAACTTTAATTGTGATGCAAGTATTAGGCGACACTAAAACCTTTTTTGAATCACAAAAACAGTTGGAGGATCGATTGGATTTCTTTACAGACTACATGATGCCAGATGCAGAAATACAAAATAATAACACTGCTCAATGGTATTTGTTTGGTGGTAGTAATGTTAAAATGGATGAAATGATTATGCAACAATGGCAGACGGATTCGGAATAGCAATGGCAGAAGTAGAATTACCAGGTGGTATTAAATTTAAAGGCGGTAAGATATTTGTTATACTTACAGCTTTAACTACAGCCGGTGGAGCATTATGGGGTGGTTTTGAATTTTACAAAGATTACCTTACGATGAAAGAACAGATCCAAGAATACGTAGCACCAGATCTTTCTGGCTTTGATAAAAGAATAGATTTAACAAAAGAAGAATTAAATAGCAAAACAGATCTTATACAAACAGAAGTAGAAATGCTAATGTCTGAAATGGAAATGATGATGCAAGAAATTAGACTTGTAGCTGATGTAGCTAATGAATTAAAAAATGATTTACGACAAGATGTGAGAAGAGTAGAGAAAATTGTTAATGATGTAGAGCAGTTGGTCAAAGAAGATTCAAGAGAAACCAACCAGGAGTTAAGACAAACCACGAAGGACATTCAGGAAGACATGGAATTATTAAAGGGTAAGTTGGAGCAAGCCATGACTGAGCTAGAAGAGAAAATAGATAAAAGAATAAAACTCGCATTAGAGAACCCTTTATCACAAATGTAGGTATGGCTAAACCACCTACTAACGAATACTTTACACCTATCAAAAAAAGAACTAGTATAGGGCGTTCTTCACGCACAAGGCCAAAGAACAAAAATAAAAGACGTCAATACGTTAAATACAGAGGTCAAGGATGAGAAAAGGTTTATACGCCAATATTCATGCTAAAAGAAAACGTGGTGGCAAAATGAGAAAAAAGGGTGCTAAAGGTGCTCCTACTGCAGCTAATTTTAAAAGGGCTGCACAGACTGCGAGGAAAAGATAATGACTAAATTATGTCCAAGAGGTAAAGCCGCAGCAAAAAGAAAATTTAAAGTATACCCATCAGCATATGCAAATGCTTACGCATCTAAAATATGTGCAGGTAAAATTAAAGATCCAAGCGGTGTCAAAAGAAAAGATTTTAAAGGACCAAAGCCTAACGCTGATGGTAACAGAACTTCACAACAACGTAAGCTAGTATCTAATGCAAGAAAAGTAATGGCTAAAGAAGGTATAAAAACAATTATAGCTGCTGGTTGTGGCGCTGTCAGAGATAAGAGTAGAAAACAAACTAAACTATCGTAATGTCTGGACACAAAGGTTTAGCAAAGTGGTTTAAGCAGGACTGGGTTGATATTGGTTCTAAGAAAAAAGGTGGAGGCTTTGCTAAGTGTGGTAGGTCAAAACTTAAAGCAGATAGAAAAAGAAAATATCCAAAGTGTGTTCCTGCAGCTAAAGCAAATAGAATGACAGAGAGTCAAAGAAGATCTGCAGTCAAACGTAAAAGAAGTAAAGCTCAAGGAGTTGGGGGTAAACCTACCAACGTAAAAACATTTGCAATGAATGGTATGGACACAAGAAGAGCTGGTGCAGCAATAAAAGGATTTGGGTTTAGAGGTGTCTTCTAAACGGCGGGATCCTAGAGTCGGCACGGGAAGGAAACCGAAAGGCAGTGCAAGACGTCTCTATACTGACGAAAATCCTCGTGATACTGTGGGGATTAAGTTTGCTACTCCAACTGATGCCAGGAGGACTGTGGCGAAAGTTAAAAAAGTTAAAAAACCATTTGCAAGAAAAATTCAAATCTTAACTGTAGGTGAACAACGTGCCAAGGTAATGGGCAAGTCTAAAGTTGCAGCTATATTTAAAAAAGGAAAAGATGCCATTAGAAAAGCAAATAAAAGATGATATTCGTAAATGGTCTAGATTAAATCTAGAAGTGCCTAATCAACATTTAAATGGTATGCCTGCATGTCCATTTGCTAAAAAGACCTGGGCAGACAAAAAAGTTCTAATCAAAATTAAACAAAAAAACAAATGGTACAAGACAGAGCTTAACAGAGAATTAGATAAATTAAATTTCAACAAACATGAGATACTAATTTTTTGTGATCCATATTTTAGTTATACTTTAGATAGTTTTCAAGATGTTATAGATTCTTATAATTTTTGGTACAATCGTAAAGATATATATTTTATGGGTTTTCACCCTAGAGGAACTCCAACTTTAGAGGAGCATGCTTTTCTAGTAAATCCTGGTCCGGATGAGTCTTACGATGGAGAGCTTGAGTATTCTATGATGCTCATACAAAAGTTCTCGCAATTACAGGAAGCTTCTGATAAATTACACAAGGCTGGTTATTATGATGGTTGGCCAAAAGAATACTACAATGAGGTGGTTAAATCGCGATATAAAACTTATAATAAAGTAAGGAGATCTCTATGAAGAAAAAATCTGTAATGGCTCGTGGTGGAATGAAAACCAAAATGCGTGGCGGTATGAAAACTAAAATGCGTGGAGGTATGGAAACTAAAATGATGGGCGGAATGGGTACTAAGATGAAACCTACAATGAAGGGTGGAAATAGCACCAAGAGAAAAACTAAGAAAAAATCTGTTAAGAAAAAAGGTAGAAGATAATGCCAACATATGCATCTACAGCTAGCTTTGATTTATCGATCGACGAGATAGCAGAAGAAGCATATGAACGATGTGGTTTGCAAGTTCGTAGTGGATACGATTTGCAAACTGCAAGGCGTTCTCTTAACCTTATGTTGGCTGAATGGGCTAACAGAGGATTAAATCTTTGGACTATTCAATTACAAGAAAAAACTATTGCTGCAACTACAACTAGTTTAACAGGAACAAGTTTGTTTGGATCAGGCGCTAATGATTCTCAACAAATAGTCGATATTACTGATGTGGTTATAAGAGATAGTAGTAACAATGATTTTAGTGCTACTTCTATTAGTAGATCCACTTACTTAAATTATGCAGTTAAAACAACCAGCGGAAGACCAACTCAATACTATTTTGAACGTACGATAAACCCAACACTATTTCTATATCCTGCAGCTGATACAACGTATACTCTACGTTATTACGCTCTTGTTCGCATGTTTGATGCTGGTGATTACACCAATAATGCTCAGATACCTTTTCGTTTTCTTCCATGTATGACTGCTGGATTAGCTTATTACATAGCTATGAAAAAAGCGCCAGATAGAATTCAATTATTAAAACAAGTTTATGAAGATGAATTTCAAAGAGCAGCAAACACAGATGGTGAAAGAACAAGCGTTTTCTTAACACCTAAATCTTATTTACCGAGTGTGTAATGGGAAAATACGCAACAGGTAAATTTGCACAAAGAATATCTGATAGGTCAGGTATGGCTTTTCCATACAATGAAATGGTTAAAGAGTGGAACGGGTCGACAGTTCACATTTCTGAATATGAAGAAAAACATCCACAATTAGAACCTTTACCTATAATTAATGATCCTCAAGCTTTAGAAAACGCTCGTGGTCAAATTGCTGATTCAAGGGTTTTTGTAGGTCAGATAGGTGTAAATACTAATTTATTTTCCAGCGTTGGCATGCAGCCAAAAACTGAAGCAAAAGAGACAAGGTTGTCAACTAGTATTGGAAATGTTACAGTGAGCACGTCATGACCGATTATTCAGATTTATTATCTAATGTAAGAGATTATACAGAAACTACATCAGATGTTTTAACAGATGCAATAATTAATCAATTTATAATATCCACTGAAGATAAGTTAAGAAGGACTGTTGACTTAACTTATTACAGAAGATACGACACTGCTACACTCACCGTAAATAATTCTTTTTTACCGCTTCCTGCTGACTGGGAAGCAACCAGATATATTCAATTAATAGATGGGTCTGATAATAGAACATTCTTGATACAAAAAGATATTTCGTTTATGAATGAATTTGCGCCAAATAGGACATCAACAGGAGCAGGTACTCCCAAGTATTACGCTGTTTATGATGATGATACTCATATGTTGGCACCAACCCCGAACGCTGCATTAACTGTAGAGCTCGCATACACGTACAAGCCACCTGTCTTATCCAGCACGACAACATCGAACTGGGTTAGTCAGAATGCTCCAAACGTGCTTTTGTATGGTTGTATTTTAGAGGCACTTGGATACTTGAAAGGTCCAGCCGATATGATACAATACTACGATAAAATGTATAATCAGT